GGATGTTTCTGGAGACTATCAGGCTTCAACAGGGGAATATACTATTGAGATAGTTGCTAGGGATAACTTATATTTCTTAGAGTTGTCCAGTATAAATACACAGCCAAGTGTATTACAATTACAGGGTGCACTAGAAGATCCATTAACTCCTTATGAGATTACAGTAGACCCAACCACTGGGCTTCCAGAAAGCAAAAAGTTATTGCCAGAGAATGTGCGTAGATTATCAGCAAATTTATACAAATTTCATGACTACCCATTTTTAGGTAAAGATGTCTCGCTAGAGGAAGAGCTCTACGTCGATACTTCACGAAGCACGCTAACTGGAGCACGTACATTACGACATGTAAATGGATTATTGTATCGATGGAAGCGAGGTATATTATCAGTTACACGAAATGTCAATATGAGCAGACCACTTGCCGAAACATTTGCTACACCAGCAGAATTAGAACAGGACTATGGTCTAACAGTACTAAACAATATCTTTGCCAAGTTAGATTCAGCAGATATACTTAGTATTCTTATTTGTGGTAAGCCATATAACTATCATTCGTTTATCAGAGCAGCACTGGACTCAGGATCAATTACACTGCCAAATGAAGGTAGTACTAGCGCATACTTCGACCATCTATTTGATATTTTCGCAGAAACTAATCCAACAAATGGGCAATTCGTACCTGCAATCTCAGAAATAATTAGTCGAGAAAAGGCAACTCAGGCAGCTCAATTCGAAAGAGAGGTAGTTAAAGCCAGCGGCTCTATGCAAGCATTGCAGAGAAAGGCAGCCTCAATATTAGATAAAATTAATGAAATTAAACAATCAGATAGCAGTCCAGCGATAAAGGAACAGCTTAGTCAACTAGAGGCAGAACAGGAGGAGATTAACAGCTCATTAAGTAAACTTAGAGCTGCAGTTAGCAAAGTTGGTGATATTAAGATTTTTGGAAACGAGGTCTTCACTCACCTAGATGATACTGCACGTGCCGATGCAACTAAACGTACACAATATATCTTACTTAAAAAACCCGAAGATGTTAGATATAATAGAGACGGTAATTTCTTTGTAGTTTCAGATAAGTACAGTACTGACGTAGCCATACAAAGTTTCATACAGGATCTTAAAGATAATCAAGGTTTCGATCCATTTGAGAATACGTATAGGCAGCCAATAGAGATCGCCAAAGACGTAGCTAATGTATTACATTTCGAATTATTTGCAGACAGTCAGGGCAATATTAATTTTCGTCCACCAGAATATAATAAAATGCCATTATCACTAATGCTGAGACTAATACAGCTAGGGCAAACAGATGGTGTCAGCCTAGTACCACCATTTATAGAAAATCTAATCAAAGATCGTTCAAAGACTTACGAGGATAAGCTCAAGGTTGTTGAATTAGAAATTCGTGAAAGAGTAGCTCTTCTAGGCGGCCTTAATAAATTAAACGAATATGCTAATGGCGGAGACTTAGGAGCTGGGTTACAGTATGTAACGACGACATTTCCGACAAATGATCCGAAGCTAGTTACATACGAGATAAATGATGCCGCACTTCGCAGAGCAAATGAAGCCAGCGCAGCATTTACAGAAGGAACTCAAGTTAATATAGTTCTCGAAGATAGTAGAAATGATGTTTTAAATAAAGATGAGTTGATAATTGAGATTATGTCTGTTCGCAACGCACTACGTAGACTTACTGGTTATCCGGCAGAAGAGTATTATGCAGATTCAATTGATCAAACACTTGAGATTTCCGAGGAATTATCAAAATATACAAATGTAAGTGCAAATGCTGCTTCAGAAAGACTTCGTCTTACAAATGAAATTTCAACTAGAGTATCTCGCAGACAGACGCTAATTAATACAATAGTGAGATTAAGAGCGCAACAAAGTGACATTTCTAGTGCAGCAGATTTTCATGGACCTGGAGCTATGCTGGGAACATTTTTCAGTGCAATGGTACGGGATACATCATCTGGATTTGGAGATTTCTTACCAAAGTTTTTGCAGGATATGATTGTAAATGATTTGCAGAATACTATTGGCAGGGATTCAGGAAAGAGATTTATCATAGAGGATGATGTTATCTTATCTATGTCCTTTGCAATTAATGCTCCAGAATTTACTCGCGTAAATGTAACTGGTGCAGAGAATTTGCTAGGACAGGGTGGACAAGCAATTGTAGGAGATGCAACTGCCTATTGGGCTGGGGCAACTGACTTCGATATGTGGCGTCAATTCGGATATAGAAAGGGACCAGAAGAAAGAGTTCCGTACCTCAATAATGCAGAGACGCAGTTGGCTCCATATGCTGTAATGTTGCTTATGGCACAACGAGGTCAAATACATACCGGAAGTATTACTATTGCTGGAAATGAGCACTATCAAGTAGGTGAGACTGTATATGTAGCGCCGAAAGAGATGCTATACTACATTACAGATGTAACACACAATATATCACTCCAAGATAATAGCTTTACTACCACACTCAGGCTTGCTTATGGTCGGCCACTCGGACAGTACATTCCCCACCCATTTGATATCATCGGACGAACGCTCTTAACTGATGCGGCAAGAGGTGGACTTAATGATAGAGTAAATAGAGCGCCGCCAGCATCTGCAAGTGTAAAGATACTAGAGACATTACACTTCCCTATGAATACGCAACAAGCTCCACAAGAAGATGTAGCTAATGGTTCTTTACAGGCATTTATGAGAATAAATGCTGCCAAGATCAGAAATGCTATAATTAAGGCCCACAGCGCCATACATTCAAGCGGAGGGGGCACAGCAAAACTTGAGATACGGGGGTTCGTAGTTGAAGATATCAGCAAACTAGCCGGACGCTCATCTAACGGACTTCCTGTTATTACTTCAAGTGCAGACACCATTACGGAATACATGTGGGCAGTTAGAACTATGATGACCACGGGAATATATCCAGAGTCACTACTTCAGTTCACTGATAATATAGAAATGATAGTAACAGACGTAAATGAGCGCAGTGGAGAAGCACCTCAGCGTATAGAAGAAAAGTATTTTAAAGAGGGATCTTATCCAGGAAAGATAGTTATAATAGACAGACCCATGTCAGATGATGATATTAAATATAGGCGCATGCCATCACAAAAAGCATGGTCTGCTAGCGGTCTAGACTCTGCGGGAAATGCTCTAGTATTGCCTACAAATGCCTTGGACATTGCCTTAATCATAGATCGTAGTGTTGCAGGAGACTCTGTAGGAGAGCAGCGGCAGGGAGATCATGTACTACCATCATCCATACAAAAAGGGAACTTGGATGCTACTGGTATCGTATCTGATGACGATAAGGGTCAGGTGTTAGTATGAGTAATCTGCCTAAAATACAAGCTAGGCCAGCAATAGTAGACTCATATGATCCAGTCACTAATAAAATAGTGTATCGCTTCACTGACATGGATACTTCGCGGAAGTTTACAACTTATGCCCCTCATCCTTATGCAGCTAACGGCTGGGGTATATTTGTTGGGCCGACATCCAAAACACGATTAATGATGTCACATGCAGGAATGAGTCAGCATATTCCTATTGGTACCGTGCCATTATCAGCATACTCGCAGCTAGACTTTGGCGGCACTGCAGACCTAAGTTCCATATCAGTAACAGAACGTCAGTACCCGCGTCTCAGTCCTGGTGATATAGTAATGCAGAGCCTAGCTGGCAGCAGAGTGCGTCTAACGCAATATGGATTGGAGTTAAGCACTGGTGGAGACACCTTTATTAAGCACAATGCCCGCACTAAAACATCATTGGAATATTTTAAAAATAAATATGAGAATACTGAAGCGCACAGACAGATTAGCGGCGTCGTATTGCGTGATTTGCGTTCAGCACCGCGCTCCATTGAGCAAAATAGCGACAAGCTCACATCCATAGATTATGATTATGAGTTGTCAGCAATAGGGAGAAATCCCGACATACAGGCGCAACCGCTCACAACGACGTCCAGTATAGCGTCACAGGCAATTTCATTTAGAAACCCAGCACTAGCAGAACACAGAACATTGGTATATGAGTATGCTCTAAAAGATATGAGTGAAGGTTTAGATAAGGAGGCTCAGCGATTATCAGCAGATGCAAGTAGAGATTTCTTAAATCAACCATCACGTAGAGACATGCAGCGAACTGATGTACTTAATCTAGGCATGCATTTACCGAATATACTTTTTGAAAATATAGTAGGCACAACAGTAGATATTTATGGTAATATTCTAGATCTTAATAGAAATAAGATACAATTCGAAACACAAGATAGCTCTAATCATATCTTGGAGAATAATCTAGCTTTATTACGGCGCTCCATTAAATATCATTTTGAATTAAATTCACGCAAGGCCCGAAATGAGATTGCTCCACCACAATTAGATACTTTAGCAAGTGCTACTGACACTAATGGTACAGGGTACTCACATTCAAGATTTTCATTAGACATTGATGGAGAAGGATTAATGAAGATCAATGTGCCGGCCTCATCAAATACCGGTAACATTCCTTTGCTAAGCAGATTTATCAATTCCTACGATACATCGTCCGAGGCCACGCGTAACAATGGACAATTTCGCGATAAAAACCGCGTAGATATACAACATTTTGGCTTCGGTACAGGGGCAGGGATATCACTAGACCCATCATATGCTCCGACCGATATAATAGCACAACAGAGATTTACTTATAGAACAGCATATCATGATATATTAAATACCGCTCCAGAAGCTGAACTTGGTGAAATAATAAAGGCAGAATTAAATAATTCAATTGCTAATAATACTCAGGCTAATGCTGGCGGACGCAGCGTGCATGCAAATCTTGATGGCAGTCTAGAGCTAAATATTGGTCGTGATACAGCAGATAAAAAATCCATTGTATTAGATACTGCTGGCTCCATTATATCTCGTATAGGAATGAATGGGGCAAAGCACAGTGTGATTTCTCAACTAGACGGAAACGTCTACGTTCAAGTTGGAGGTTCTTCAGTTGGTAGCGATGAAGCAAATGATAGCCCAACTGTAAAGATATTTGTGAAGGTAAAAAGTAAGGATAGTAATACAGCGGGATTTCATGTCATAACTCTAAATGAAGAGGGTATACAGCTGGAAAGTTCACCCGATACAGATATTAATATTAAATCAAAAGGCGATCTTAAATTAACTGCTGAGGGACAGACGCTAATATCAGGTTCATCAATAGCCTTTTATGGCAAGGATGGACAAAGGCTGCTGTTGCCTACTGGTATGGAGATTAAATAATGGCAGATTGTATACCGGTTGGACCTATAAACCCATTTAATGCAGCTATTATGGCAGCCTTTGGCGAAAATTTCCATCCGCCATTTAATGCTGGATTTCAACCAGCTGATAAAAAATCCAAGTCAAATGAGAAGTTATTACAAATTTCATTTCCTGGTGGCGGAAAGCTCATGCCAACAGGAGAGCCATATAGGTCAATAAATGAACTATTAACTACTATCATGGGGCCAATAAGCTCAGTGATGTCCGGGTTTGCCCCTATCTTCATTATTTTAGATCTTATTCGAGGCATACTAGATATTATATGCGCACTATTTAATCCAGTACCGCTGATAGAAAGTACAGTCGAACTATTTTTAAATATAGTTCCACCAGTAATAGCGCTACTCCCACCAATTGCAGTAATACTACTTCTCATTGATGTTATAAAGCTAGTCATTGCCGTCATCATGTCGATGTTCTCATCAATGATTCCTATTATAGAAGAGATTGTTGAATGTGGTATAAAAATTCCTACAGATATTACCAGCGGTAATTTCGCTGCTGTTGATGGATGCTCACAACGTATTTGTCAGCTACTGCAGTTATTTCTTAATGAAATAGGCGCACTCACACCCTTAACGCTTATACTTGAAATGATAGATTTATTTATGGGGTTAAGTGCAAAATTTTTCTGTGCTGCAGAGGCAGATTGTTGCAATCCCACTAGCTGTCCACCAATACTAAAAGATCCTCCAGCAGGCTCAGGAACCATTATATCATCACAAAACGGAATTTCTTTTGAGCCAGTAGACGGCTTTACAATAACAATAATTCCAGAAGCAACAGTTCTATCCGTACCATCGCACCCAGAAGTAAATGATCTAAAGAAGTATATCATAGATGCTTCTAAATTATCTCAAACATCAGAGGATGAGGCGGAAAATAGAGAACCGGCAACTATACGTGTGTTAATTAACGATATTCTCTATCCTGTCACTGATGTTACTGTAGGTACAGTTACGTTCAAAGCGAGCGGCCTAACTGTAGATAGTGTTGTAAATTTTGAGATAGTGCCGGATCAAACGCAGCTACTACTTAAAAATCTCATTAGCCTTGGATGCATGGATGATATCCAAGCAGCTCAACAGGCAGCAAGTAATAATGCCAATGAAGATTCGGGCGATGGAAATGGACTGGGGTCAGTTCGTGAAAAAGTAGGAAGGCCATTTCCATCACCAGATGATCTGGAAAATACATTGACGCAAATCCATGATCAGCTCGCTGCAGATCCTACATATAATGCAGTGCAAGACGTAAGTGATGCGATTACAGGATACCTCACAGACCTAACTTCATTCTATCAAGACGTTGTATGTATAGGAGCATCAAGAACGGCCACCGCCTTTGATGTATCTAAACTCTATGTGATTGCTGACGGCACAGATAGCGCACAACTATCACTACGCATTAATGAGCGTAGCGGCACTAACCTGCTGGCCGCACAGTTGCCAAACACAACGTTTCAAGCAGTATTCTCGTCTTCTATAGGAACCGTAGGGCCAGTAATATTCGATCCAGTAGACTCAACATATAAGGCATCATTTACTTCAAATTCAGTCGGCATAGCAGAAATTACAGCCTCATTTTTAGTTGAAAATAGAGAATGTATCGTACCTGGTATATTTAATGGGGCAAATATTGTTGATAAAGTACTGAGTGTGGAATTTGTCGAACCAGCCGGTCAGTATCCACGACGTAGGCGAGAAAGACAGTATGAGCAATCATCTGGCGGCCGCAGGAGACCGTAATGACAGAACAGATTCAAAATAATGTAGAAAATGAGAGCTCCAGCTTCGATGCTCTCTCGTTTGCCGAACAGCTATATGCAACCATTGACGCCTATCGCTCACAAGTATCGGCCAAATATAATCAACTCATCTTGTCTGCACCAGAATCTCCTGGTGGTGTAGGCGAGACTAAGCTAAATGCGTTTTATCGCATGATTGGATTGCCAGCAATAGCAGATCCGTCATTTGTAAATCAATTTCGAAATAATAAGGCATTCAAAACTCAAATTTCTCAGGATGGAACAATAAATTACTTTCATTCTATTGAGAACGATAGTGCGTTAGATAGTGAATTATTTAGACGTATTAGAAATAGAAATGACCAACTTGTAGCGCCGCCAGATGAAGCTAGATTCGCGGAATTTATGCTAAAGCCAGAAAGTATTGCTGCTGGACTAAGTGATAATTCCAAACGAACATCAATATTTCCACTAGTTGTTGATGCCGCAGTGCCAATCTACCCTTTAAATAGAAGATTAGCTCAATCATTTAAGCACGCTATTAATGGAGAGGATTATATCCCGCTAGGCTCTAAGGTGCGTCTATCAAGACCCCTTATAGATAATATTATATATATGAGAGTCAAATCCAATAGTGATGCAGCTAGCATTGCAAAGCTTAAGGAGCAATTAAATCAGATAATTGGATTATCTACTTTTGATAATGATACCAAAGTACGCATACAAACTGATGTACAAAAGTCATCATTGACATTCGTTGATGCAGCGATGCGGACGAGACTACTTCAGATACTTAAAAGCTTATCATCTAGATTTGAGTCGGCACGTAAAGAGGTACAGGAATTATCAACAAAAATTTCATTTACACTAAGACCTGTCTCTAATCCAAAAATGCGATCAGCTAAAAGCACATCAATACAACCGGAAATTAAAATTTATGCTCTAGATATGGAAATTGCAGCCATTGAAGCAGAGATTAGAAATCAAAATGCAGTGGCATTCACCCTTCCCACCGAACAAGTCAAGCGCAGAACTGAATATCGCAGACTTGAACACGGTATAGGAACATCCAATATAGTAGATGATGTATTGATATCGCAATTAAATAGCCTGCTTACATACGAGATTGACGATTTAAATCGCAGATTAGCAGAGAAACAGCATGAAAGAGATGAGATACTGACGAGAATAGAGCAGTTAAAACAGCAGCTTATGTACTATACCGGTGAGTTTAGCGGACTATCAATATTTGATGTTATATGTGTCATCTACGGTCTATTCGCCATCGAAACACGCTATCTGCTGGGACTGCTTAATGAAGATGCACAAAAGCTATTAAAGGAGGATGAGTTTTTTCGCCCAGCCGATGCTACTATAGAGGCCCTCTTTAATGAGAATCCTGCATCTGTAGCAGATTCGCTGAAGGCTCTAGAGGAAAAAATAACCGAGGCCTTTAAAATAGCAGAGGGATTTGTTTCTACCCAAGCGAAAACTCAATAATACCATGTCATTCGATCTCACCCTAGTGAATGGCTCCTTTAATTTCAGCGCTGATGGCTCACTGCAGCGTATTTTCAATGAAGAGAAGCTAAAGCAAGATATCGTTAAAATACTACTTACCACTCAAGGGAGCGTAATGCTCAATCCTTGGTATGGAAGTCCGCTCAGTGAACGCGTAATAGGCAAAAATATGCCATTTAATATTTTAGAAACAGAGGTAGCAGATGCAGTCAACTTCTGTCTTAATAATATAATAAAATTGCAAGCATTGCAACTTAAAGATGGCCAATACCTCACTCCAAATGAACAACTAAGTCAAATATTAAATGTTAAGGTACAACGCAGCCTCTATGACACACGACAATACAATATCGTAATCGATGTCGGCACCAAAAAAGGTAGTGTCATACATGAAGTTTTTGATATAGAATTGTAGGGATATAAATGGCGAACTTTAGAAGCTTAGATAGTATCATACTCTCAATATTAGATAATATTAGGATCCTTCAGCCAAATGCCGATACTAAGCCGGGAACGGTATTTCGCGACGTGGCCGTAGACCCTGCAGCCCAAGAGATATCTAGACTATATGCTGATTTGCGCAATATATCCAGCCTGCAATCATATGCTACGGCAACAGGGCCTAGTTTAGATAGGTTAGCTTCAAATTTCTCAGCCACACGTGGTAGTGGGGCCGCCGCTAACGGCATTGCCGTATTTACAGCCACAGCGCTAGATACGGACATTCTCATACCAGTAAATACATCAGTGACATCACGAAGCGGAGTACGTTTTCGCACCATGATTTCTGCCACTATGGCAGCGACAAATTTAGGTGTATATGCTGCAAATGCAGCAAGAATGCGCTCAGATCTAGACACCGCAGGCATTACTGATGAATATGCCATAGAGGTACCAGTAGAGGCTATTAGTGCCGGTGCTTCAGGGAATATAAGCAAATACTCTCTTATCAGCACTAGCGTACCAGGAATCTCGGCTGTAACTAATCTCTCAACATTTTCTGGCGGTGCAAATGCAGAAAGTGATGCCACTTTTCGCGCTAGAATACTCAGCATATTCGCTGGCTCCAATATTGGAACCGCACTGGGGTATATTAATACCTTAAGAGCAGACACTAGAGTTGTGGACGTTCTTGCTGTTGAGCCAGGAGACCCGCTCATGACCAGGGACGGTTCTCAGATATCCACTAATTCTGCTGGCGAAAGCATTGTTATAAATCCAGGAACTGGCGGAAAAGTAGATTTATACGTACAAGGTCAGGCAACAGAAGAATCTACAGAGTCTTTTATATATAAAGACCTGAGCGGAAAGGGAGATCCCACAAGTTCAAAAAATGATTATATATTAGGTCAGCGTGGCATTAGTACTGATTTAAATTTTCAACAAAGACGCCGCGAATCTATACGTGCAGGCACATTGCCGCTACAGCCAGTAGCAGAGGTACTTACTATAAGCGGCAGCTCCTCTGGGGCAAACTTTATTCAGAAATATATTGATGAAAATGGCAATGAAGTTGGTAATTTTGAATTAGTGAGAGATGAAGGCGCATTCGGAGGCAGTCCATTTGGCTTCGATAAAGTACATTGGATAGATAATAAGATTACATTAGAAGACGAAGTAATCATTAAGGGCATATCTAATGGTCAAGATTCTACAGTATTTACAGACGTACAGGCATTCCCTAATATACATCAGCAGATTGCGATTAAAAATGAGGCAGCGTTGCTATCGTCTACTGACAGATCGACAATCGCAATCCAGCACACACCCATAATTGCTGTAGATAGAGTTTATAACTCAACTACAGGGGAAAGATATACTGTAGCAAACTCAAATCCAGACGGGGTGGTGGGTGAGCCAAATACTACGGGGCGCATCACGATTTCTGGAAATACATTGCCAGTAGCAACGGATAATTTAGAAATAAGCTATTTATGGGATCATATTCATGATCCAGATATAGATTTTGATGATCTTGAGTCTACAAGTAATTTTAGAACTACCCAAGATTCAATTGACTGGGGTTATTCAAATAGAGTTGAATTAGAGGAAACTGAACTACTATATTCTATGGTAGACGGATACTATGTTATAGTCACGCACCCAATTTCTCGAGTTATTGATGTAAGCACCATTCAAGAGGAAGTTGGGACAAATGCTGGCGGAAAAATTATAGTAACAAATCCAATATTAAATATACTTAGCATTATAGATAGTAATGGAAAAGAGGTATTTTACACCGAGCTGAGTAATGGTTCATATACTGGCAGTGAAATTACACTGCCAACAGATACATCACTACCGTTGAGTGCTACAGCTACCGTAAAATATAATGTAGCAGATCAGTTCTCTCCAGATGGCTATGACTTAGGTACGTTCACTGGCACGCAAGTCAAGATACCAAATTTCAATACACTATCTGTAGGATCGATTATGTATGTCAGTTATGTAGCAGACATTACTTCAATTCTACCTACAACCTCATTATCATCTCTTCCAGTGACCGGATCAGACAACACATTCGTAGTATCACTTACTACATCCGGTACGCAACCGATTACCAATATCTATTCTGGCACAGAGATAGTACGAAATCTACGCTATGCCCCATCGTATTTACGGATTAATCTACAAGGCACACCAAGTAGAGGCAGGTTAACAATAATGGGACATGTGCTTCGTAAAGTAGAAGATATAGTTACAGTTACGCAAAACGGACTAACACTAGATCTGCAGTCTAGCATACTAAATAACCTAGGTATATCCAGTATACCAGCCAGTGGATTTATAGCTAGATTAGAGTCTATTGAACGTGTCACTGTAGCAAATGACGTGGTAAGCAATGTTGATTTTGAATTCGATACTATAAATTATGAGCTTTCAGATAATCGCTATTCTGATGGATTAGGGTTTGTAAACCAAAATCTTTCTAGAACACAGATATCTCTGGCACCAACGCAAAATAATCTTGATAACTCATTTGCTACCGGACAGAAACTGCGTATTTCATATTACTATTGTGATACCAATAGCTCAGAGAGTCTAGTTGCTGGTTCAGCAGGCATATTTATCTCTAAATACAAATATGGATATGTTACGTCAATTGCAGTGGCCAGCGGCTTCACCAATACCTCTGGTGTAGTAACGGGAAATATTACAATTACACCAATGAATCAGCCCATCTCAGGTACAGGATACCTTACTACCTATAGTTACACGGCACCTAAAGATGGCGAGCGCATAACAATTAGATATAACTATAATAAACTACTTACAGATTCAACATTCGCCATCGAGAAGGTAAGGCCAGTAACTGCAGATGTGCTAATTAAGCAGGCATCTCCCCTTTCTGTAGATATAGGGATGAAAATTGTAGTTACTACAAATGCAGTATCCAGTACACTGAGCGTTATTCAATCAGTAGAGCAGTCTATAACTGCATTTACAACAGCAACTGGACTAAATACCACGCTAGACGCCTCTGATTTGATAAATGCAGCTTATCAAGTTAGTGGGGTCGATCGAGTGATATTAACTAAATTTAACCTATCAGGCAAGACAGGTATAGTGCAGAGTATAGTAGCTGATAGAAGTCAATATATAATACCTGGTGAGGTATCTATAGTTGAAGACAGCAGGTAATCAATGGCCCTTAGACTAGTACGATTTTTAAATAGGTCATCAACTCAAATACAGGCTCAATTTTCAGATGACTTGAGCACTGCTATAGGTATAGCTAATGTTGTTATAGAGTCAAATATCGCAAATATACCGGCACTGACAATCAAATCAGTCAGAGTATCTGGCAGTATACTGATAGTTGACACATCTCCACAATTTCCATTAGTGCTATACTCAGTAACATTTAAATCAACTAGCGCCCAACCGTTCATAAGTATAAACAATGATATTTTACAAGAAAATGGAGAGAATAATAAGTATATATTTGTAGGCCTAGAGGATGAGAATCAACTCAGAACACAAATGCTTGATAATATGCCGGATGTGTATGATGTAGAATCTCCTACGCCAGTCAGATCGTATATTGCCAATATAGCAGAGCAGCTGTCACGTGCACGTAGTGATATATTTGAAACGGGAAACGCAAATTACTTATCTATACAAGTTGATAATGAGATAAAGAGACGCGGTTATTCTGCAACAGATCGCCTAAGTAATGAAGGGGCATTTCAAGTACTGCGAGTAGCAACTACCCCAGAAGGCTCTCAGATTACTAAAACAATTTTGTTTGATCCAAGCATGGCACAGGGGCTGCTGGCAGAAGATTACTACAAAGCGAATCCAGCCATATCAGCATTTCCATCAGATCCAATCTCACTAAGATCAATATATGTTAAAGATGAGCAGGTATCAAATGCAGAAACAGTATCAAACTATTTCGATGATGTTACTATCACCTTATCGAAGTCAAATATAGCTCAGATACATGCAATTAAGCTTATTGATTCAAATTTAAATGAGTATATTTATGACATTCCGCGATACAAGTATTCATTATATACGAACAGATATGATTCAACGTATGCTACACAGCTACTTACATTATCAAGTAGACAATTTAAGCTCTCTGAGGCTGCAATACTGGATGGCTACTTCCCAGAACCGCAACCAACAGACACCATAGTAGTATCATACTCATATATACATAATGGCATCAATGTAGATACCGACACTATATCAGTAACGCAACTAAAGTCCGTTGTTCGTGAACCAATTGGAGCACTGCAGAATCAGTTTTTCTTAAAACATGCTCCTATTGTAACAACTGCTGATGTTATCGCTACTAGAGCAGGAGTTGCATTCCTCGACCCGGCACCAACATCAGGAATTCCGTACACCACTACACATCCTGCATTTAGAAAAGAAATTGTGTATAATCAAGCAAGACTTCCATCTGCTCCTGGTGAATTTAGTGTAAATTATGAAACCGGCCAGGTATTCACATATGGTGCATCTACAAATAATGGTACTGGAGGGGTCCCTCCAGTCGCCTCATATACGTACCGCAAATACTTTGTCGATGGTATAGACTATGCTTTTGAACCTGACAATGACGAGTTGGCTGCAGTGTCGTCTCGTACTCTAGTAGGAGAATTAAATACTAAGATAACCTTTGACTATGAATTAGTTTTGTCCGAAGGCACAGATTACCTGGCTCTTGTTCACAAAGAGGTAATAGATGAACCTGTAGATAATAGGCTGCTATCACCAAATAAACTAGTTACAAACAAGTATCCGATTACAAATGCATTTAGAGTATATAATGAAACAACTGGAGAGAGGTATCTGATTAATCGATTCAATGATTATCTGATACAGATATCTGGCTCTCAGTTGCCACGGATTCAGACAGTATCTAGTGAATTTGCAGATTTTACTAGAGTTGTCGGAGAAGATTTAGCGATAACAGAAACAATATCATCGACATTAACTAGTAAAATAGTAAAGTTTGAATTGCAACATTCTAAATTAGTTTCTGCAACAGGCAAGTATATCGGTTCCCCCGTCAATTCATCAGTATCATTTACTGACACTAGTATATTTCAATATGAGTTTTTCTATGACGGAGTAATTCAGTCGCTTGCAACAAATTTATTAAAGTTAAGTACTGATGGATATTTCCTGATAGATTATGATTCTGGTGTGGTGTATTTACGCACAGATATAGATAATGAGTTATTTGGAGATATAAATTATACCTATGCCCGCCATTATACTCAGCGACCTCGTATTACGGGAGTAAATGGAGCATCATATAAACTTACGAATGTTAGCGAAACGATATTTGATATTTCGTCACCAACGCATACATCAGAGTACATAGACGTACCATCGCTTTTGCCGGCGGGAGAACGATTCCTATCCAATAATACTGATAAGCCCAGTATATTAGGGCTAAAGCAACATGGTGTTGAAGGACAGAGAACAGTAAACTCCACCACATTCATAGCGCTAGACGCGGCGTTTGACAACGAACATGCCGACGGATATCACTATATACGTTTTCCAGATGATTTAGATAGAAAAATTACCTCAGTACTATCAACAAATACAGTGATAGTTGATATACCATTTACCGACAGTGACAAATCAGTACAGTGGTCTTTATTTGATATTGATTTTTCAGATGGCTACACAGCCTCTACTAACTTTGATATACGAACAATAAATGGAATATACTCTGTTATTGAAGTACAGTCGCTACCAGCAGATCAGTGGACAAATTACTACGATCCTACCGTAGATACTTTTAGCGGCAATACGATTACTATGACCAATAGTCTAGTGGGGTCGCTGACCGCAGGAGATGCGCTTCTCATAGATTATGATATAGGAAATCTATTTTTCGATTACAACTATGTTTATGATAGCCTTGTGGTAAGCTATGAGTATGGCGATAACGAGTTAGATTTCAGTATAAGTGATACTCTGAAGCTAAATGATGAATATTACGTTACATATAGATATGGTGCACTTAGACAAGCACTTTTAGCTAATTTCGGAAGTCTAACACAAATTCCTGAGCTCACTAATTTCGACCTAAGCTTCGATCGCGAGCTATATAGAAGTGCTGTGATTGGCGCACTGCAGGCGTTTTTAACAGGACCTACAAATAGCGCAATTACAAAAATGGTGTCTAGCATCACCAAAGTCGATCCAGTTATCAGAGAGCTTGATTTTAATGAGTGGACAGCAGATCGAGATAATCTCTACCTCGCACCGCCATTATCTGGTGGAACTGTGGAATATCGGCCAGCCGGACGTAATATAGGCGCACACATAGCTGATGGAGACCTGCTAGAGTATCATGCCGAGGCATACATCTCTCATAGAGAGGGTACATTTATCGCAACTATCGCTCCAGACTGGAGGGGAATAGATAACGATGCATCACTGACATTCAATATCACAGAAAATGGAGAGCCTATTAGCGATGGTTATGATGGTTATGATGGCTATACTTGGTTCTATGATTACGGTTTAAATGATGGGTACACTCTATCTCTTGGAGATATTTTTATAGGGGAGACGGCCTTTAATCCAACAGAGATGCCATTTACAATATCAAGGACAGATCTTTATCCAAATAGCCCTATAGGACGACCGTATAACATCGGCACAGATAAAGGATACTTTATATGGTATGACGATATAGAGAATAGATGGAAGGTACGATGGCAGGCATGGTCCAGCGACAACGTAGACTTCACTACAGAGATTAATACTACTGGTCAATTCTATAATATTACTGATGGATATGACAGCAACTTATTTATTAATGAGGTGTCCGATTCATTCTATTCTACTGAAAATTACATTAAATTCTCTACTGTAATAGATGGTTATGACGGCTATGACGGCTATCTTTTGACGGACGGCATAGATTTTTCATCAGATAATATCCATTATGTATTTGATACTGGTCCCAGTGAAATACACAACAGAATTTCTCTTTTTAAAGACGGATCCGGGTATCTTGTTGGTAGAGTATTTGATAAAAATGGAAGAATGCGCCCAGCTAGGCCCAGGGCATATGCAATTTCTGCAAATATTCAAGATTGGCTAGCCGGACAAGATCACCAAGTGGCATTATCATGGAGATATAATTCAGCAGACAGCATAGATGAAATGCATCTGTTTGTTGACGGTAAAGAAGTTGCTAATAACTGGAAATTTGGCGGAAAACCAATGCCAGTATTAGGAACAGACTTATATCGTACAAACGCTACAGAAGAAATTCTTAGCTCGGCAACCCAAAATACAATAGGCGGTAGCGACGGCATTACTAGTGCCAGCTCAAACGTCTTTACATCTAGCTCGGCAGCATTTTTAACAAATGGCATTAACATCGGTGATCAATTAGTAATACTTGACCCTACCAGTGACGGTGCGGCTAGTCCTCATACGATTACGGGAATATCAAGCGAAACGCAGATTGCGTTATCTGCGCCACTCACATTGTCCCTGACTAATGTAAATTGGACTGTAAATCAACTGGAGCTAACTACCAATACAGATATTGATCTAGAGCCATTTGCAGTTTATACCCAATCAGGAACAGATGATCCGGTAGAGCTGCGCGGACTTAATGCCACGGAACCGCAATACTCTATTTCTAGAGTCGCAGGGACAAATGTAGTGACTATAAATTCAGGAGTGTCAATAGGCGATCGAGTTTACATTAATACACTCGGACTTACGCGTGGCAGAATCAGAGATAAAATATATAAGTATACAACAGATAATCGACTAAAAACGAACTTCATACCACCTCAGTCATTATCAAATATAGATATTTACAAATATATATTTGATAGAATATCGATAGAAGATGGTTCGGACGGATACCTAACAGACGGATACTTTACTCAAGTCGGGACGACGATTACAGGTGTATTTACCTCACTTCCACAGCCATCAAATACTACTAACGGTAAAAAGTTAAGATTAACGTTACATGGTACAGATAATATCGATTTCGGGGCAACAAACGAGGCTATAATATCTGGAACAGCATATGGAATCGGATCATTTTCAGAAACGGTGACATTTACTGGATACGGTAATTTTATAACAACGAATTATTTCATGTCAATAAGCGATATAGAGTTTACGTTTAATAACTTTGATGGATATGAGTCATTTGGAGCTATTGAAATAATTGAAGATGTATCCTTAACTAAATCGGAAAATAATGGCGATTATGCACAAATACTAAGCTACTATAATGGCAATTTCCGTCTACTCATATTTGGTAGCGGCGGCGTACCATTCAATCTAGAGCCGACATTTTATTTAATAGAGTACCCTACGCCACTAACAATAGAGCTTGATACCAAAGGCCAGCTTTTGCTCGGAACTGATTTAAATGGTAATAATGCATTAAATGGCACATTTGATGAAATTCATATTTTAAATGAAATGCTAATGGATATTCGTGCAGGTGAAGAGCCGCCAGCAGAAGAGAAGTCAATAACACGCTACTATCTAGAACCAACGCCAGCAATCTCAACTCCTCAGACGATGTTATTACTACATTTCGACGATAACCAACTTAATTCAGCAGATACATACAAAACATATAATAGAGATTATCTGACTAATAGTCGAAGTGTCAATGCGTTATTTGGAGATTGTGTTGTACTGACCGGTGAAAAGCCCGTAGCCTTCACAAATGATGATGGCATTGTCCGACAAGATTCCGGCACTATAGAGTTTTGGGTAAGTCCAACTATAGACATTTATGACGATATGGAAAGTGTCAGATACTATGTCGACATTACTTCAATGACATCCATCCAACTAACATCTTTAACTAAAAATACATTAAAGCTAGCTAATAGAGCAAGGTCTATAAATAGTATCAGACTTGTAACAGACACGGATAGCTCTGGCACGGATTATGCGCAAGGCAGCAAGCTCGGTATAGACGGCAAGACCATAACGCTCAGCACGGCACTTCCAACGCAGAATACGCTCGTTGCCGTATCCTACACTCCTATAGATTCTGAGGGAGATCGTATATCTATATATAAGGACGGATATGGATATCTTAATTTTGAAATGAGGTCTTCTATATCCACAAGCCTTATCTCTTATCCGATAGGATGGACAAGAAATAGCTGGCATCGCGTTATGGCCACGTATAATGTCAATAATCAAGATAATAAAGATCGCATGAGATTGTGGGTAGATGGAGTAGAAGGTGGCGTTATTACCTGGGGCTCACCCGGACTTATTTATGGTACCGGCGTAGTCTATGGTTCAAGTGGAGTGCTAGGTTCAAATTTCTTAACAACAAACATAGATATTGTTGATACATTAGCCACCATAACCATAGGAAATAACTATAGCGGCACTGGAAATGCAATGGCTAGAATGGATAATATCAGATTTTCACTAGCGGACCGACAACCATCCGTTGTAGCCGGTCAAAGTCTTGATTTAAATTACCAATCCAATCTAGAGGTAGCCTCGCCAGTAACAGACGACGCAATAACCACTGCAATATATGACTTTGATAAAAATATCACTGAAACACAATTTCTCTCGAATCTTTTATCACGCAGCACACATCTATCAAGTTTTGATGTTGACGTATCTGACTCTTTTGATGTAATTATGAATAATGCCATAGCTGCAGCTCTTATAGAGAGTCTAATCGGCCGTATAAAGCCAGCGCATGCACGCGCATATGTAAATTTTATTAAGTAAAGAGGGAATATGACTATTGAACTATTGAAGAGGAATAATTTCTTTGATTTCATGCAAGTTAGTACGGATGATTTGCGTGCAGAACAAGAATTTCATCTAGACAACACCGCATCCCTCGCTAATACTGTGGCAGGAAGTGGCATAATATTAGATTTTCCCACTGAGCCTATTATCTTTGATAGCGACTCACTGGATTCATTTCAACAAGGGCTGGTTGCATTAAATACTTTCGACGGCCAAGGGCTACTAAGTGAGCCGTATCTATGTACTGACACCGTAGGGGGAAATCAACTTGCGGTGTCATTGTCAGATGCTAGAGTAGAGGGCGTTCTTAAGACATCAGTATTGATATTGGGTAAAACATTTGATGATAGCCTGATATATGAAATGATAGAGCTTAATGATAATACCTCAAAAGTAACACGCAATCATTTCATTGAAGTAGTTAATATTCTAACGCAAAATTTACGTGGAAATGGCAACACATCTGTAGATGGATATGGATGTTTTAATGTTGGAGGGCGACTTGTTTTAACTGAGGCATCTTCATTTAGATTAGATCGTGGTTGCATTGCCGCAGAGCAAATTGCTGAACCAGACCTAAGATTAACATATTTCAAGACCTCAGAAACGGCAAATAGCTTACATGAAGAGCTGATATCAGCACTGGGGCCATCAAATGATATAGATGACCTAAACGTCAATACTACCACTGCTACGACAAGAGAATTTACACAGGGGGCAGACACTGCCTTTATGTTAGCGCAGAAATTTAAAATGCGTGGCAATAATATTCAAAAGGTCTCATTAGCACTAGGATTATCATCAGGATCTTCATGGAGCGGTTCATTAGAAATAGGCATCAGGCCGTTGCTGGATACTGCTTCGGTATGTACTGATTATTTGCCAGATACCGAAATAGCATTTGATCCAGATGTTAATACTCTAGAAACAATAATCTTGACAGAAGCGGATCTACTAAATCAAGGCGTTGTGCTTAGCTCTGATTATCAAATAGTGGATGTCATATTTTCAGGAACTAAATTAGGAAATCCTATTTTAAGTGGACTCGTTGACGGTCAATACTATGCAATCACACTTAGGCGACTAGGGTCAACTGCTACAGGTACCATTGTTACTCCAGAAGCGCGCAACTCAGATGCAGATTTGCGACTAAGCGTATTTGACACCGGAGTGTGGACTGATGTATCTGATAAGTCATTGTGGTTTCAAGTGTGGACTGCCGGCGCATTTGCTGCCAGCGGAGCGGCATATGATACTGGAAGACTGATTGCTGAACCAAAAACAGAATTAAATGACAACGCTGTGACGGTGCAGCGATTTGCTGATAATATACCATTGGTAAATACATCTGAGGATGCAGAGAATTATATAATTCTTCAGAGCGCATTAGAATACTCTGATATCATAGCGCATCCTAGAACTGGAGACAGGCAGGCCACAAGGCAGTCCGATGTAGCACTTATTTCCGCATTAGAACAAGATAATGTTAGTGAATTATTTGACTCTGGACTAAAACCGTTGATTCTTGGGCGCATGATCGATAAAAACCCGAAGAATAATCCGCAAATAACAGGCACATTAGACTATCCGGCACTAGCACAAGGCAATATAATAGATATCATAAATCCCGGTTCAGATCTACTAGTGCAAAATGTAATTGGATCAACAATTATACCAAATACTTTGCAGCCAACTAAAAAGTATAGGATTATTGGACAAGATATTATTACTGATATTTATGGAGATCTTGATGGTGATGGTATCATCAGTATAGATGATGCTGCTAGGCTGATAGAACTTGACGGATATGCTCCAAATCTCAATCAAGGTACAGTATCCCCCACCATTCAACTTCAGGCAGTATTAGCTGGGTCAGTTAGCATAGCAGAGCTATTACGCGCAGATCTATCAAATGATGGATATGTTACATCAGCTGCAGACGGCTATGAGATTACCGAATACTTAAATAACGGCACTGGGTTCACAGCGGGCTCATCATTTACACGTGTACGACTGACAGTAGAACCATTATTCAATCAGTTCTCTAAATTAACAGTTGACGCAGAATCAACATTAACAATACATGCAGAAGACTCTTCTCTAGTCAACAACACATCATTCTCATCATTAACTTTTCAGATTGATTTTATACCCACATGGGACTGTGATAGTATTGAGGTAACCGATTTACGCAGATATACAACTACAACATTTATTGACTTTGATATTACAGATCTAGAAGCATCGCCAGAGAATGGAGGTCAGAATAGTACGTTTATCCCAGGCGACCTATATTTGACAGGTGGAGTGAAGAATCTTGATGGATCAGTACACTCTCTTGATTTTGAAAAGAATATTATAGAGTTGGAACTTCCAACTGGTGATACGGTGGGAGAAATTAACATATTCTCATCATTAGTACTTGGCAAAATGAGGTTTTCTGATGGCACATATGTGTCTTCATCGGCCATAGCAGATAATCAAGTAAGATTCGAAGTGGCTATCAGTTCAATATCTAAAGACGTGGATGGATACGATTATAATGATGGCTATTTTGTAGCAGATGAAATTGTTGGCACCTATATAGATCATAATACGGGATTACTACGTCTCCATTGTAAGAATATTAAAGAAAATAGTACGCTCCCTCAGCTAAGAACGCGACTGTTAATTACAGTTAATCTAAAGAAGGCCGGATTTAAAGATGCTGTAACTAAAATATTATCATCTCAAATAGCAGATCTTCTTGTGTAGCATCTAACAACAAACAACAGAGAATATTCTTATGCTGATATTAAAAACTATAGGTCCAAAGCCTAATGGTAAACTTATATCAGTATAAGAAATTTTATTTAATGGTAGGCAACAAGATGAATATACGAAGCTATACCTGGGGAGCAGCTGACTTATCATGGTCAGTAGTAATGGAAGAGCTCCTGCATACTGCAGAACTACATGGCCATAATGTAGATTTTATATCTACCAACGGCACAAAGGGAATGATGTATTGGGATGAGAGAAGAAATTCCTCAGCCATGCTTTCTGAGCGGAATATGCGCAGAAATGGTATACCATACGATTTGGACATCGTATTTACTGTGCCACAAAACTTTCCACAAAGATTCCTTCACTCATCTAAAGTAAAGATGGCGCTATATGACTACGAGTCTAGTCATATGCCAGCACTATGGAAGCAATTTTATCATTTAGTTGATTTTGTACTACCATCAAGCAAGTATGTAGCAGATATGTTTCGTCGCAATGGTTGTCCATCAGAGAAGATACAGGTAGTACATCACGGAATAGATTTAAATGCATTTAATCCTACAGTATCTCCTGTGACGCTATCTACACAAAAAAAATTTAAATTTCTCTGCGTAGCAGCTCCGCATTACAGGAAGCAATTGCCAGCATTACTAGATATATATTGTCAGACATTCACTGCATCAGATGATGTATCACTAGTATTAAAGACTAAGATATTTAGTAACGGAGAGCAGATTAAGCCATTTGAGGTTGATCTGAGACCGGTTATAAATAAGTTAACGAAGCGGTATGGGGCGAAGATGCCAGATATTTGCATTGTTAATCAAAAGATTGAGAATATGGCCGCATTATACACCGCCTGCAACTCATTTGCACTAATGACAGCATCAGAGGGATGGGGAATGCCATTTCTTGAGGCGATAGCATGCGGACTACCAGTAATAGCTCCACGATTTGGAGGACAATTAGATTTTTTAAATGACTCAAATGCATTACTTACTAAATGCGGAGTAAGAAAAGCATTGCCGCAAGAGCAGTATTGGGGAGTGACTCCCGGAGCAACAACGGGAAACCCAGACCCAGTCGACTTCGGTGCGACTATGCGACATGTATACGATAATTATGATCAGGTCTGCTCTAAACTAAAACCAGAAATGAGTAACAGCATTATAAATTATACTTGGGATCTTGCTTTTGATAAGATCTACAATTTAGCCAAATCAACTGGGAGGCTTATTGAAGAGGAAGGAAAAGAAAGAGGGTAATGGCATATATAAACTTGTTAGATGGACATACTTAGGTACTAAAATAGTCTGCAGTGATATACAGGAGTATCCTGACACCTCAAAAAAAGAGGGGCGCGACAGTGTTAAAGGTAAATAAGACAGAAAAGGTGCATATCTCTAACATAGTCGCAACACTTAATAGAAGTGCGCATGATTACGTTTTATATGAAAAGCATAAACGTACTATAGATGAGATAGAAGCTGAGTTATCAAGCTGGCTAATAGTTACTGAAGATAGTTCATCACCGGTAGCCTTTATTAAGATAGGTAATATAGACTGGATAAGTCGTACGCTGCAATATACATTGGTATATAATTCCAATATAGCACATCGTGAACTCCTTATATGCGCAACAGAATATCTATTTAGTACATATAATTGCGCCAAAATGTTTACTGAAATTAGATATGATCGCAGTGAGATAATAAAAGATCATATTTATATAGGCGGTAATATAGAGGTAAGGAAGAGGCAGCACTTATATGTGGACGGAAAATACATACATGTGGTAGAGGTAGCCGTATTTCAAAATGAGTTTAAAAATGAATGATCTGCATGTGGAGTTATCGCAAATAGATAGGTCAGATATTCATACAATAAAGGGCATAATTGGCTCAGGATTCGTAGATTTATTAAATACAAATACTGAGTTTAATCACATGAACTTTATCGAGTGGTATGGAGATGTACTGTCTCGTAATAAACATATTTTTGCAATTAGAGTATCTAAGGCTGATGGTGGCGCAGCTGGGCGCAGCTGGCTTGTAGGAATATGCGGCATCACTAATATTGACTGGTCCAGTCGACATGGGCAAATAATATTTATCATGGTTGACAAGGATGGACATAAGAGTACGCTACAAAATCATCCAGCATCACAACATGCGTTTAAACAGCTAATACATTATGCATTCAAGGAGCTATGCTTAAATAAAATTTGGATAAGCTCATTGAGTAATAATAATATAGCTGATGTGCTTAATATACATGGATTCACTGCAGATGGGATTAGACGAAAGCATGTGTTTATCAAAGGACGATATCGCGATGAGTCAATCTTCTCATTGACTATGAGAGAATTTATTGAGGGAACAAAGTGATAGGATTGATAGTTTTAGGTAGCCTTCGTGAATCGACATGGGATTGGAAGCTGCTATATAGAATAGCAGGCAAAACAATATTAGAGCACACTATTTCACTGGCTTCAGAAGTAGAAGTAGCACATAAAATCATCGTATGTCTAGACTACAAGGATATGCCGCATATACACGGTACGGCATTTTCAACATCATCACTAAATAAATCAATCCTACAAACAGATGAGCGTATAAAGCTACATTTTTCTGATAAAAGTGACTGGATAGGTAAGGTATATGAGGCCTGTATTAAACATTCATTGACCTCCATATGTATTATTAATGCTGATAGCGTATTAATACCTCCGGGTTTAATAAAAGAATGTATTATGAAACATATGCTTACAGGGCAGCCAGTAAGAACATCCGGATATCCTGCCGGCATAGAAGCATCCGTGATGCCATTCTATACATTAGCAAACTTATATAGATATCGAGACCACCATAAGCAAAAAGCAGAGGTATTCAAACAAATACCGTGGACGTCACTTATAAATACTAATGATGGACCATATTATATATATAATGGAATAGAAGATTTGCGATTTGCTAATAAATCCAATGCTGCAATGTTAGAGGCATTCCTAACTGACATAGCAGCTGGGGCAGACTTAAGTAATTTACTGCAAGACTGGCATGAACAAGAATAATTTACATGAAAATCATAGTTCAGCGATAAACGTCTCTGCGCTGTGCGGCTCAATGCTTGGAAAGCGCGTCCTAGTGCTAGATAAGTATATGCCTACCATGCCATACTCCACACTTAAGGCTTTTTTTGATGTAATTATCGCTGTAGGGGAGGAGGCAGCAGAATACTGTATCCAACCAGATATATTTATATCAACTAGGCTAAATCCACATGTTAATGGCATACTAGATTTAACCCCATATAATAAATACAGATACTCCATACTATGCATCACCCACTCAGAAGTAGCTTTTTTACTAAAAATGGCTAAGTATCATACATCCCATGTGCTTTTATGGCAGCCAATGGACGTGCCATTATCGGAATTAGCAGCAGTATATAAGACAATACCATATGGGCTAAATGCAGAGGATCCAGGAGTGCATTTGGCTATGATAGCTGGGTCTACTAACATCTATTCATCCTCAATATATAAAGATGAGCTAGATACGAGACTTGATAAGTTAATTAATGCAAAGCGAGGCTATATGCCAGCAAATATCCTACGCCCCACACGACCTCCATTCTTAGAAGAGGCAAAGTTTATAGGATAGGAGGTAGTTTGTCAAAAATATTAATAATAGGCGGAGCATCAGGACTGGGCGCCAGCTTAGCAGCATCATTATTGCAGAGAACTCAGTATAATATCACTACTATCGATGATCTTCGCGTAGAACCTACTCTACAAAATTTACAATTTGCCATGTCCCATAAAAAAGGCGATAGACATAGATTTCACTTAACATCTTTAAGCGATCAGCATATAGCTAAAAGATTATTTGAAATTGAGAAACCAGATACGATAATCTTTTGCAAGACCCCAGAGAGCACTGCATATCATCAGTCTTTAGTACAAGCATTGTGTCACGCCAAGTCACATAAAATTCGCCTACTATACATCGTACCACACTCATGGTCATCCGAGCGAAATGAATCTTATAGCTACGGAGTGGAGATTTGCAGATCGGAAAGCAATATAGGCATAAGCAGTATACTGCATACGTGTAGGATTTATGGGCCACGACAAGAGTCGGGAGATCCAATGATTGAAGCCATGGGGCAGATTATCGCCGGTAAGTGGCCCAATATGTCACATTTTTCTCATGCACCCGAACATTGGCTTTATATAAAAGATCTATTAACTGCGATAGAATACATACTAGCCTCGCAAAATATAGAAAATGAATATAAGGTAGTACCCAATAGATCTTCTAGTGAATATGATGTAATCACATATTTACAAAAAATCGGAGATGGAACAAGGCCTGCTGTAATCAAAGAAGAAATTACAGCATCGACGGACTCCTCCTCCATTTACGCATTAGGCTGGAATCAGAAATATGCCTTGCGAGAGGCGCTAGAACACACTCTGTCCTGGTACGCAGTAAATGCATGGGCACTAAATGGAAGCAGCTATGAGTGCAAATAAATCGACGAGAGTTGTAATAATTGATGAGGATACACAGACTACTTATGTTAAGTCTGAAGCTCAAATTATTAAAGAGAATGAACAGTTTAAAATACTCTTGAGTCACGGGAGACAGGAAATGACAGACCCAACAAAAGAAGCAATAAGAGACCAAGATTTTGAAAAATTCTTAGAGCATAAAAAGGCTCAAAAAGAAGCAGCGCAGGCAGAGGCTCCGGCACAAAAGTCGACAGAGAGACGTGTCTCACTTCGCTTTGGTGTTATAGGATCTGGTCAGGCCGGAGGTAAGCTAGCAAAGGTATTCTACGATCTTGGTTACGATGTGTGTGCTGTTAATACGGCCAAGCAAGATTTGGAATTGCTTGAAATACCAGAAGGACATAAATTCTTTATGAATTATTCGCTTGGTGGTACAGGCAAGGATCTAGAGGTGGCTAGAGCAGCTATAGAAGATAATTTTGAGCATGTTAAAACATTTATCATTGAACATATTGCCGACGCGGATGTTCTGATACTTTGCGCATCAGCGGGTGGCGGTACAGGGGCTGGCAGCGCCAGCACCATAGCAAGTTTGCTAGCCACTTTCGGCAAGCCCGTAATAGTAATGCTTATCTTGCCGGGATCAACAGATGATAGCCAGTCTAAGTTTAATTCAGTCCAAGTCTTATCAGAAATGGCTGACATGGCAGCCAAAGAAGTTATTAACTCATTAGTATTAGTTGACAATGCGAAAATAGAATTAGCATATTCAAATTTGGGACCGGCTCAGTTCTGGAAAGTAGCCAATAATGCCATAGTGGAACCACTACATATGTTCAATGCCCTTGCGGCACAACCATCCAATCTAGAATCGTTAGATCCTATGGATTTAGCAAAATCTCTCTTAGAGGCCGGCAATTGTGTGTTATTCGGCTCAAATAGGATTTCAAGAGATGAATATGAGAGCAATGATCTAGCACTAGTTTCTGCTATTTCAGATGATCTAGAGCGAGGCCTACTGGCAAGCGGTTTCGATCTAAAGGAAGCACAGAGCGTAGGTATATTGGTAACAGCCAGTAAGGAAGTATTAGATCGCATACCGACACAGTCGATATCATTCATCTTCAAGTATATCGCAGATGAATACAGCTCAGCACGTGTATTTAAAGGGATATACCAAGTACCATCAGAAGGTGATGATATACAAATATACTTTATCTTTAGCGGCATGGGACTGCCACGTGAACGTGTGGAGTCACTAAAGAAGGAGGCTGATCGGCACATGTCGGCTCTGGTAGACAAGAAGAAGATATCCGCAGATAAGATGAATGTTGGTCTTAACAAGGATAGAACTACTACTGCAGCGGACAAAATGCTTGATAAGCTTCGTAAAAATAAGAGCGCTGTCGGCAAGCTCATCTCTGCTTCACGCAAAGATATTCTGGATAGGCGACGCTAACTAGTATAGCCACAATCAAACATTAGCGGGCCTGAAATATGGCCCGCATGTACATTTAGGGTGATAATTGACAGTTAAACTAATAGTCGGAACAGTTCATACTCAAATTGAAGGACTCAAACAACTTGAGATTATAGATGCCCTATCAAATCTACTATCATATTCTGAACCTGGATATAAATTCCAATTTCAATATAAAAATGGTGCATGGGACGGCAAGAACAGGCTTCTTACAAGAACACTGAAGTTTCCATCCGGCTTACTAGACAGAGTCCACACAGCGCTTTTAGGATTCGGATTAGAAGTAGAAATCATCAATAACATATTATATGAACGGCACCTGAAGCCAGTTGCATATTTGGGCCCTAATCTCTACCCTCATCAGATACACATAACGGATGTTGCTCTCGATAAGAAGCGAGGGATGATTAAATCACCTACCGGATCAGGAAAATCTTATGCGATAGCCAACATAGTAAGTCAACTCAATCTGTCTACTATGGTATATGTAGTCAGTCTTGAGCTTCTTAATCAAATGCATGAGACCATCGCCGATGCCACCGGACTTGATATTGGAATTATCGGTGGTGGCAAGTGCAATATTCAGAAAATTAACGTATGCAGCGTTTGGACTGCAGGTGCAGCGTGCGGACAATCAATTAAATCACTTGACGATGAAGATTCGGATCGCTGGACACCAAATGAAAAGCAGAAAAGAGATATACTCGATGCAGTTCGCTCATCAAGAGTCGTGATATTGGATGAAGCGCAATTTGCGGCAGCACAATCAATTCGGCTGATACTTAAGGAAAGCAAGGAAGCCTCATACCGCCTAGGGTTTACAGCAACACCATGGCGCACAGCAGGAGATGATATCTTGTTGGAGGCAGCATTTGGCCCGCGCATTTGTGATATAACTGCGTCCGAGTTGATAGAAAAAGGTTATTTGGCACAACCAAAGATAGTATTTCGAGATATTCCGAAATATAGTGAATTTATAGATAAGCAGTGGCGCGATGTTAAGAAAAAATACATTAATAACAATGATGTGCGCGACTCTATATTAGTCAATAATTCATTAAAACTACTCGAAATGGGTCGCAAGCCACTAATGTTATACAGAGAAATATCTCATGGGGAGCGACTAATTGAAAGAATGCCGTCTAATGTGCGCGTCCGCCTGGTAAATGGTAAGATGCGTCCTAGTGAAAGAGAAGAGGTGCGCGATGATTATCGTGCTGGTCTAATAGATATACTGGTAGCTAGCACAATTTACGATCAAGGGGTCGATATCAAGGAGCTCGATGCATTAATACCATGTGCTGGCGGAAGAAGTACTGCTAAAGCACTACAGCGCATAGGAAGAGTAATACGTACAAATCCGGAATCTAATAAAAGGGATGCATTCATAGTAGAAACATTTGATCAAACACATTTTATGAAAGAACACTCTGCTATGAGATATGAGATTTATAAGTCTGAACCGGCATTTGCAATAAAGACTGGACAAGAAATGAGTAAATACCTATCAAAAAAGGGAAAGTTATGACGGGTAAGCGGAAGCCAATCATGCATGACTCTGAATCGTGTAAAGGCATTGGCACATACGATATTTGTTACGATGAGGATAATACTCCATGGCTACAATGCAGTAATTGCGGGGCAGTGATTGATGATTGGATTCGTTGGAAAAACAGCTATTCGTCTTTTTGGCAAGATCCAGCACGGTGGAATATAAAAAAAGACCATCTCGTATGTTTACTAGGATATTTCGCCGAACAATACAAGAAGCATTATAATATTCCATTTACATTTTCACTCAACGAAAGAGGGCTATTTCGTGGTGTTGAAATTTTTTGTATCAGAAAAGTGTACGCTATGCTGGGAAATGATGTCTATATGGCAAGAGGGTACATAGACTGGATCTTTTCTACAAAAGTAGAGAAGAGGAAGAGGAAGATAACGAGCCTGAGCTTCCTTACTGTACCAGAATTAATAAATGAATATAAACTCTGTCATGCTAAGAACAAAAAGATAACAAGAGATAGGCGACTTCCTGTTAAAATGCTAGATTGGATAAATGAAAATACACCTAGTATATTAAATATTGTGTCTCTACGTGACTTTGGAGAACTAAGAATGGCACTGATAGCGTATCGAAATGGACACCTAGATGCAAATAATGACTTCACTCTATTTATAGAACGACTTCGTGCTAATAACGTAATAGATGATAATATGAATATTGTTGGTTGGAGCGAGTAGATGTTAAAGGTTTTTCTTAAGATCCCCGGTGTGAGTAGACCACATGCCATTGTAGGAAACATGTTATTTGAAGATGAAAGATACTTGGTTATCACTCAAGATGTAATCCGCAGAAAGATTCTTTGGGACAATATTCTATATATAGAAGAGATTATAGCTATTGACGCAAATGATTTGAACTATGGTGAAAAGAGCAGTACTAATAGCATCCCCATGAGTGTGAAGACCACAGCGCAAGCATCTAAGCAGCTGTGTTCTATTACGGTAGCATTTACCGGGGCACTAAATAGATTATTCACTATTAATGAGGTAGATCAGGAGCTTATATCTCATTCGAAGTGGACACCAGAGTTAGCCAAGTTAGTGTTTACAAATCCAGAAATTAAAACCATATTAGGATCCTTTATAGTGAAGGATATAGCTATTGATGGCCAGAACATCACTATAATAACAGAATCCGATAAGAAAGTCGATAATATAGCGGACATGCAGTCAAAAATTGATATGGTTAAACAATTTTCCTCTGTAGCTAATAAATTAAATACTCCACGCACTGGCAGGCCATCTATGCGTTTGCCAACTGATTTTTCAATGTCAATGTCACCATTTGATAGTCCAGTGCCATTATCAGATTCATATAGTGATAAGGAGAGCGAACATGTCAGTTATCGAGAAGAAGAAACGATTAGCGAAGTCGAAAATAAGTCTTGAATGTGGATGTAATAATGGATGTCGCCAATGCTCTTCTTTACGAGCATTTATAGATACTATGGCCGACGCCAATATACCAGAAGCATATTGGGCACTATCATATAAAAATTTCTCAAGTACAGGATATATAAAGAGCAGTACAGAAAATTATATTGCACATTTATCTGAAAGATATGCAGAAGGTGAATCGCTTTGCTATGCAGGTTCACCCGGCACTGGCAAAACTATGAGTGCTTGTACTATATTAAAGGCTGCCCTTAAACAGGGATTTACCGCATACTACACATCATTGTCTGATGTTGCATCATATTTAACCGACCACGCATATAAGACAGCATTTTATCATAAATTAATAAATGTAGACTTTTTATGTATTGACGAAGTTGATTCTAGACATTTTGCTGATACGGAGTCCTCTGAAAATTTCTTTGGACGATCATTGGAGAGAGTATTTAGATATCGCGTACAGAACAGGCTGCCTATTATTTTTGCTACAAATCATGCGACGTTAAATGAAGCATTTAATGGACAATTCAAAAAGATATTTGAGTCCATATCGTCACAGTCAGTGACAGTAATACCATCTATTGGAATAGACTACAGAAGGACATCAGGAACAGCAAGACAATGAAGAATTTAGATCAAACAATTCTAGGCTATGCTGTACGTAGTCGAAAAAGTATGATGGAGCTATCACGCGCTGTCAAAGCAGGATACTTTACAGTAGAATTTCGAGATTTCTTCACAGTACTACATTCGGCGTTTCTTGATCCATCTATCAAAGAAGTCTTGAGTCCAAAAGCAATGATGCAGTATTGTGAAGCCGGTGGGTTTGGCGCACTTAATGGAAAGCTAAGTGCCCAATATCAAGAAATACTCGGTACCGAGATTGGACCTGAGGGTGATTTCAAGCTATATCTTAAGTTATTAAAGGATAGATATAATAAGTCACTAGTATACGAACTATCGACCAATCTAGGAGCAGGGCTAACTTCAAATGTTGATATAAAGGAGTTAAATAAACGCCTGACAGATACTCACAGAGAGATTAATCTTATTACTCAAGGAAAATCTCTTGATGAGGGCACTCTGGGCGAGGATATTGTCAATATTTACAAAGAGTACGGGCATATTGCCTCAAATCCTCAAGATTTCAAGGGAGTATTAACTGGATTCGATAGTTTGGATAATCTCACAAATGGATTCTTCGGCGGAGAACTGATTATCGTTGCTGGGTTTGAAGGTTCAGGCAAGTCGTTAGTATCAATGAACTGGGCTATCAATGCATGGATGGGGAGCAATACTATTGATACTGTACCTGATAATTTTACAGACGATGGAAGCAATGTACTGTATATTTCATTAGAAATGCCTCGCTCAAATAAAGGTCAGCCATCAAGCAGTGCATACCTGAATAAAAGAATGGTATCCTGCATTTCAAGAATACCATTTAGTGATCTAAGACGAGGTCAACTGCAGCCAGATGATTTAAATGCATTCAGAAAGTCATGTAAGTTTATTAAAGAGTACGATAAACATAAGAAACTATTCGTAGCAGATATGCCTAGAGGTGTAGGCGTTGATGATGTTGAGGCTAAAATCTTAGAAATAAAAGATTCGATGGAGATAGGGCTTGTAGTGGTAGACTATATAGGGCTAATGAAGGGAGCAGAGGACGAAGCTGACTGGCAGGCACAGGGAGAAATTGCTGCAGGACTACATGAAGTTGCTCGTATATATGATATACCAATAGTAACTCCATGTCAGGTAAATAGACCAAATAATGCAAGTCATTCATTAAATAATCAAAAATACAATACAACTCGATTGGCACGCGCATCAGGTATATCGCAGAATGCTAATATGGTGTTCGTTATAGAAAGCAGAGATAATGAACATCAGTATCAGGACATGCCATTTCAAATAGTAAAAATGCGAGATGCTGAGAAAGGCGAATTGCAGTTTGTAAAAGATTTTGCTAAAATGAGAGTATACGATCCATCTGCTACGGCCGCACTAGTGGATCAGTTAGATGATTTTATAGGTGTAAATAATGAGTTCGCAGAGAAAGACGACAATCAAGACTGAATTCGGACATACGCACATTATTGATAATGATAAATATGCATTACAGACTAGCCTCGATAGGTTTGGTAATACGGTAGATTTATTTCAAGGTAGACTTCTGCATTGTACTGATGGGCCAGCGGTAATTAGATCTGACGGTAAGGAGTTTTATTACCTATACGGCATGCGTTTGAATAAAGAGCAGTTTGAGCAAGATAAAGCTCTTGCTGTTCATTACTATCAGATGCCTGGACGTGGATTGCAGCGCGTATGGAAGAGCTCAGTGACAGGAAAGATGCATCGTTTAAATGGCCCAGCAATAGAAACTTCGGACCAGTCATATACAGCATGGATGTATAATGGCGTACAGCACAGAATTGGAGGCCCAGCAATCATTAGGGCACGTGGACATACTACTGAGGAATTGTACTATAGTTACGGCAAGCTACATAATAGCAGTGGCCCAGCGAAAATAAATCATTCCACCGGTCGCTCAAGTTATTATTTGCATGGTAAGAGAGTTAGTAAAGAAAACTTTGAGAAAAGAAGACCGCATCTTGCCAATCAATTACGACAAAGCGTTTCACGTAAAGAAGCACTATATAAGATCTATATGGATGCAGCTAAGAAATTTCACACCGGAACATCACTTGAAGAATACGATCCGGGCTCATATGATTTTATAGAGGATCTAATTTCTACAGCGGCAAACTTACAAGAGTCGGCGCAATTAAGGGCCGCAGCTCTCGGAGTATATCACGTGGCTACCGGTAATTTAATGATCGAGAGTGAATTCCGAGATGTGTTCCAAGATATTGATGACGGACTTCCTCCTATATACGTAATGGACTCGGGCGAGAAGCTAGAGCCATATACCTTATACCTAACAACCTTCTTGCTAAGAGAATTTGAGCCAGCAGCAGTGTTTACAGCGATTGACCCAGATAAAATGACTATGGATATAATAAACATAGCAATCTCAGATTCGGCATCTAATGACAGACCGTGCGGATACAGCGATTTTCATTCAAAAGTAGATCCTGGTGGTGATAACATGAGAAGCGCACACGAATCTTCGCTTGCAGATACTCATTCAATGAATGCGCAGAGTACAGAGGCATCAGATGACTCTATATCTTGGACTGCACCGCTAGTATTAGCTATGGGAGCAACGATACTGAATAGCTTATACTCAGCTAAGCCTAAGAAGCTTAATGATATTGATAAACACAAAAACAATCAGGTCATGCAAACCAAATAACAGATTTGAGTGTATACTAGGAACTAATATGAGCAGCGATAATTATATAAATCAAGCATATGCTTATGAGGAATATGTAAAAAGGCTATCGGATATACTACATACTTATGGATATGGCGGGCAATCTTTAGATGAATCGGATCTAACTAGAAGTGCTATAAAGCACAATCATATTATTAATAATGACGACATTGAGATCAGATCCACATTCGATTCCACCGAATATCTGATCAAATCTACATCACTAAGACATAGGAGCGATGGCCCTGCCTGGAAAACGTCAGAGGTAGAGGGATGGTATCAACACGGGGTGCTTCACAGAGATGACGGGCCAGCATTAATACAACCAGGATGCATCCAATATTATCAATACGGAAGATTGCATAGAGATGACGGCCCTGCGATAGAAATAAGAGATAGTAACGGACAACATCTATTTTCATGCTGGTATAAGAATGGAATACAGTATAGAGAGAATGGTCCATGCATGGTGTTGGGTGATGATGATGCTGAGGTATACGTAACAGATGGAAAGATTAATCGCATAGGAGGCCCCGCCATTTTTACAAAAGATGGCGCCCAAATCTGGGTTAATAATGGCATCATTCATAATGAAGGAAATCCAGCAATTGTACATGGTAATCTGAAGCTGTATTATCACAGAGGAATGCGCATGACTGAAGGTCATAACATATCTTCAAATATACCAAAAGGCATATATAGTATGGCGATAACACTAAAGGCAAAAATAGTACATTGTGATGATAAATCATGTTGTTTAGAGTATCCAGATGGCACATTATATTGGTATATGACACAGAAGATTATAAAGCATCGCGAGGACGGACCGGCGATTATATATCCAAATGGAACACAGATGTATTATATAGATGGAAAGCTGCATAGAGATGATGGTCCGGCAGTCATTAATGAGCGAGGAGATGAATACTACTATACTAAAGGCAAGTTACATTCCCCGTCAGCAACTACGCCAGCTATAAAGTTAGCCAGTGGCACAGAGATATTTTACACAAATGGAATGCTACATAGAGAAGGTGACTTACCTGCAGCTATAATAAAAGAATCTAACAGTGATACGCTAGTTTGGGCAAAGAATGGACTGATACATAGAGATAATTATAAGCTACCAGCAATTAAATGGGGATCCGATCCGCAGTTTACGTCAGAAGTTATTGAGCTTTTAAGGGGATTAAGGATGCCAGGAGATTCAAACTGGCATAAAGTACTAACATATAATACAAAACCTGTAAATGAAGACAGTTTTTATCGTGGAGGTAGGCCAGTAGCAATCCAGGATACAGATAAAGAAAATGTTATTATAGAAATAGAGAACTTTGATGACAAACAAATTAGTATTATTGGAGCAGCTGAGCTAAAAGGGAGACTGAGCGAGCTAGGCTTAATCAATGCAACAATTCATAACGGATCAATAGTTATCAGATCAAATAGTGAAATAAAGTTAGAAAATTGCACTATAGTCGACACTCATATTATAATCGAAGCACCGGGTAAGATCAGTATAGTTGGCAATAGATTAGATAACTCTAAAATTACAACATCTAGCAAATGCTTTTTAGCAGACAATGAATTGCTAAATAAATCTTATATTATACTATCTAATAATAATCACCATACTACCGGCGAACGGATCAAAGATGAGTCGAAGTTGCAAGCTGCATTTAAGCGCTATAACAATAACTTCTCCAGTGCATTAAGTGAAGTAAGTGCAGAAGGTGAAGAGATAGAATCTACTGAGGAGAAATATTCAGTTAGTGATAGCGATATACTAGATATACCTAATATAGTAAAGTATGAGGTAAGTCTTGCTTCTACAGCGCTCGAGCAGGTCAGACACTTCAATACCATCATAAAAGATATTAGTGATAGTACTGACAAGGATAATTCGCTATTAGCGACAGCTGCATTATGTATGGCAGCGGTAACTGCTATGGCATTTAATTCAAATAAAAACAATAATGTAGATAGCGACAGCACCGAGATTGATGACGAGGTACAAAGTGCCGTTATTTGACTTTTTATGTAAAGATTGTAAATTTGCTAAAGAACATTTCGTATACGCTGGTGGTATAAAACCTAAGTGCCCCGAGTGCGGCTCTGATAGCTATTATAAACTTTTTAGTAAATTTAGAGTAGATGTTAAGTATGCTAATACAACTGAATATATGCAAAGAAAGATGATGCCAGAGATACAAGAATTGTATGCCCAGATTGGCAAAGAGGCAATAAATGAAGACTCGAAAACTCTGGATAATATCTTTGGGGAGCAAAAGGTAAGCGAAACGTATGGCGAACCAGACGACTGACGAACGCTCCATCTCACACATTCGCCTCAGTCGCCCTACTGGGCGACCATTTTATATATACTTCGGATGCATAAATACCGCTGGATCTCAAATTTATTATGACTCAGCGGGACTATTATATTTTAACTACCCAAATATAGGCTCATCACTTATGGTTCACAGTACTGGCGCCCCAGCGATTCGTTTCTCCGACGGGTCTCTAGTATGGGTTGAAAATGGTCGATACCACAGAGAAGACGGACCGGCTATAATCGATACTGCGCTAGGCATTAATCAATACTGGCTAAACGGTGAGCATATAGAGACTGAGCAGTGGATCTCGGACGATGCGCAGCATACTGATTACGCAGAGCATGCAGATGACAGCAATATCATAAAAGTAAATTGTGACAGCAATATAAATGCACATGATAAAAGTAATCAGTCAAATGATGATATACTAACCATAGCTATTGCTGCATTTGGCACTATCAGCCTACTCAATGCATTCGGACGCTCTTCAAGTCAACGAAGAGACCGATTAACTAAATCAAAATCTTTAATATATAAAGGATAGCACATGCTTCCCATTAATATAGGTATCACTGGCCATAGACCCAGTGGATTCACTAGTATTGTACGCGCACAAGAATTTGCTACCAGTACAGTAATTAAATACATGAACGCTCATGATAGCTGCGAGTTTATTCTGGGCGGCTGCATAGGGGCAGACACTTGGGTAGCGGAAGCATGTATATTACATGAGATTAATTTTCATTTGCGGTTACCATTTCCAGCAAATGTACAAGGCAAATACTGGTCTGTCGATGATATGAATACATTATTGCGACATACAGCTGCAGCTAAATCGGTTACCATAGTCGGAGAGCGTTATGCCTCGGCTAATTATCATATTAGAGATCGTCAAATTGTCGATCAATCAGATTTTATAGTATGTTTCTGGGAAGGCGCACGCAAAGGTGGTACATTTAGCACCATTAAGTACGCTATAAATTCTGGAAAAAAAGTTTTTAATGCAATGAATGAATTTCAGGAGGTTATTTTATAATGGGCACAGCAACATTCTTTTCAGCCGAAGATGCAATGCAGGCATCTCTAGATTATTTTAGTGGCGATGAATTAGCAGCATCTGTATTTGTTAACAAGTATGCGTTACGTGACAACGAAGGTCGTATTTTAGAGGCAACGCCGCACGATATGCATCGTAGATTGGCTAAAGAATTTGCTAGGATCGAGGCTAAATACCCCAATCCTATGAGTGAAGAGGAAATCTTTGCACTACTAGATCACTTTAGTAGAGTGATTCCGCAAGGATCTCCCATGAGTGCCATAGGTAATTTCTATAAATTACAGTCGGCATCAAACTGCTTCGTTATCGATGATCCAAGGGATAGTTACGCAGGAATATTATACACAGATCAGCAACAGGCTCAGATTATGAAGCGACGTGGCGGCGTAGGCACCGATATATCTAGAATACGGCCTAAAGGACTCGCCACACAGAACGCTGCAGGTACCACCGATGGTATCGGCATTTTCATGGAACGGTTTTCAAATACGTGCAGAGAAGTGGCTCAAAATGGACGTCGCGGGGCACTGATGCTTTCAATTAGCTGCCATCATCCAGAAATACGTACATTTATAAATATCAAGCGAGATTTATCAAAGGTCACTGGTGCAAATATTTCAATTAGATGGAGCAATGAATTTCTCAATGCAGTAGAAAATAATGAGAAAGTAGAGCTGCGCTTTCCTGTAGATCCAAGAGCTGTTCGTCAGGTAAGCGAATGGGTAAATGCTAAGGAGATATGGGATGAGTTCGTCGACTCGGCCCATGCATCGGGAGAGCCAGGATGTCTCTATTGGGACACAGCTATAGAGAATACACCGTCAGATATTTATACAGAAGAGGGATTTGGCAGCACCTCCACTAATCCATGCCTTACAGGTGATACTTTAGTAGCTGTAGCCGATGGTCGTGGTCATGTGAGCATCAAGCAGCTGGCTGAAGAGGGCAATGATGTGCCGGTTTGGACACGCAATGCCAATGGCTCTATTGGCATAAAATTAATGAGAAATCCACGCGTAACGGGAATTGACCAAGATATATATTTAATTACTTTCGATGATGGTTCTACAATAAAGGCTACCGCCAATCACCGATTCCTGACCTCTGAAGGAAATCCGATACGTGTTGATAAAATGGTGAAAGGAACTAGCCTTAGCATTGCCACACGGTATCTTGATGGCATTTGTTCTGCGAAATCATATAATAAAGCGGAGAAGATGTACTGGCACTGGTCTACAACTGGAGTGCAAACTGCAGCAATAGAACATAGAGAAGTATGGAAATATTATCATGATTCGACCATACCCAAGGATCATACTATACATCATATAGATTTTAATTCTCATAATAATTCGCCAGATAATTTACAATGTATGGATTCAGCCGCGCATTACAGACTGCATGCAGATAGAATGAAAGGAGATAAAAATCCTATCTTTACTATTAAAGCTAATCCAGAAAGATTTGCTGAATATAGGGCCAAAATGTCTATATCAACCTCTGGTCATAAGAACGGAAATTGCTATTCTGAACTATCAAATGAGCAAATTAGAGAACATGCATTATTATTAACAGCAAAACTAAATAAGAGATTTTCAAATGAAGAATGGACGGCTTATGCATCGGAAAATAATCTGCCTCAGTTATTCACTAATTATAGATCAGCAGAGCTTGGCTCGGTAAAGGAATTGAGTTTATGGGCAGCACATCAGAGCGGGATTGCATACAGAGAATATGATCAACGCTTAGCTGCTACTATGATTGCTGCAGAAGATCAAGGATATAAGCCATGGATAGAGTGTAGTTCTGATGGTAGAAACAACCTTGTAATGATATCTCGTAACTGCGAAGAGTGCAACGCATCATTCTCTGTAGAATATCACAGGAGAGAGCGAGCATTTTGCAATTCAACCTGCTCAAACAATTACTTAAATAAACATACGGACACTAATATACGAAGAAGCCAGTCTATAAATGATACTTATAATGAAAAAGCCAGGAATATCAAGCAACAGCAGCTACTAGTGTATACCTCTCTAAAACAAGAGCTCGGGCGAATTCCAATGCTTAAAGAGTGGGAAGGTAAATGCAAAGATAGTGGCGTCCCATTTAGACTTAAAACCAAGCATGGATTTGCATCATGGAAGGAGATTAGGGCTCAGGGAGAGAGGTTTAATCATAGAGTCGAGTCGGTAACTTACATAGGAAAAGACACTGTGTATAACGGTACAGTTGATGCTACTCATAATTTTTATATTGGAGGATTTAAATCAAATAATCAATTCACATATATTAATACCTTTAATTGCGGCGAGATCATCCTTTCCCCACGAGATTCGTGCAGATTAATTACAATGAATTCAATGACTTACGTGAAGGACGCATTCACTCCAAACGCAACATTCGATTTCGTTGAATTCAAGAGCGATGTAGAAAAAGCCCAAAGATTAATGGATGATATGATCGATCTAGAAATTGAGCTAGTGGATCGCATATTGGATAAGATTCACTCTGACCCTGAGCCTGATTATATTAAGGAGATCGAGAGAGATTTGTGGACAGGGATTAGAGTTGCAGCTGTTAATGGACGTCGCACTGGGTTAGGTATTACAGCTATAGGGGACACAATTGCGGCACTAGGCATATGTTACGGCTCCAAAGATAGCATACAGATGGTCGAAGAGATTTACAAGACACTTGCTCTCGGAGCTTATCGATCCAGCGTAAATATGGCTCGTGAACGTGGAACTTTTCCGATCTTTAATCTAAAGAAAGAGGAAGGTCATCAATTTTTGCAGCGTATATGGGACGCAGATCCTGAATTATATCAACTATATGTTCAATATGGTCGCAGAAACATAGCGTTGACAACCACTGCACCAGTAGGATCTGTATCTACACTAACACAAACCACTAGCGGCATTGAGCCGGTATTTATGACTCATTATAAACGACGTAAGAAAATTAATCCAAATGATAAAGCTGCCCGTGTTGATTTCGTAGATCAGCTAGGCGATAAATGGCAGGAATATATCGTATATCATCATGGTGTTAGCAAGTGGATGCAGGCGACTGGTGAGACCGATATTGCAAAAGGCCCATATAACGGAGCTACCGCTAATGAGATTAATTGGGAGGCAGGTGTAGACTTACAGGCCGCAGCTCAAAAGTGGGTATGTCATGCTATTTCAAAAACCACGAATTTACCAAATTCTGCAACGAAAGAAGATATAGATCGCGTTTACCGTAGAGGATGGAAGTCCGGATGCAAAGGCATTACAGTTTATCGCGATGGATGCAGAAGTGGGGTACTAGTAGCAGTCGAGCCAACCATCAGTGCAACTTACGATAGCCGTCCAGATAATATATTGCCAACACATGCTCCGCGTAGACCAGAGAGTTTACCATGTGAGATCCATCATGTTACAATAAAGGGTATGAAATGGGTAATTTTAGTAGGACTTATGGGAGGAAAGCCCTATGAGATCTTTGCTGGGGCAGCGGAAAATTTGATATTACCAGCCAAACTAAAATCTGGATTCATCAAAAAGGTAAAAAATGGCACATACAGCTTACACGTTCCTGATGGTGATGATGAATTGATAGTCAAGAATATCGTTAATACATTCGACAATCCAGAATCAGCTTGGGCCTCAAGAATGATCTCAATGTCATTAAGACATGGAGTTGCTATAGAATTTGTAGTAGAGCAGCTAAATAAGGATGGTAACATAACTGACATTAATAAAGTGCTTTCTCGGGTACTTAAAAAGTTTATTGGCGATGGCTCCGCTGCCGGTGCTAAGTGTAATAACTGCGGCTCTAAAAATGTAGCATATGCCGAAGGGTGTCTTACATGTCACGAATGCGGATCGTCTAAATGTTGAAAATGAGGTAATGTATGACAAATGAAATATGTCTTGAGCATGAAGATGGAATTGACGATGACTTTAAAGAAGTACTTGCAGAGATTGATATTAAGTTAGATACTATTTTAGAATTAGAGATATCCAACACTAAAATTTAGCATCTATACCAAAATAGTGTAAGTAACTATTGATAATGAAAAGAGGTCCTGTCAGTTAATATTTTCAATTAATGATTATTTGCCATTCTAATGGACGATGAGTATGATAATGAATTCATTCGCAGCACGATTTACAATAAGATGTGTAAGAGTAATGTATATGCCACAGAAAGAATAATTATAGCAATATCAAAGCCCTCTAACAAATACACATATTATACATAATTTAACTACAATATATTATAAAGACATATAATTACGGCAATAATATGATAGAAAATAATATAAATAATAGCACTACCATTAAAGTACACACCGATAATGTTAACAGTTACAAGGAGTTCTTGGTTGAAGGTAAAAGACATCGTACCGATGGTCCTGCTATAGAGTATACTGATGGTACTAAGGAATACTGGGCTGAAGGTAAATTGCATCGTACTGGGGGTCCTGCTATAGAGTATGCTGATGGTACTAAGGAATACTGGGTTGAAGGTAAAAGACATCGTATCGATGGTCCTGCTATAGAGTATGCTGATGGTACTAAGGAATGCTGGGTTGAAGATAAGAAACATCGTACTGATGGCCCTGCTGTAGAGTGGGCTAATGGTACTAAGCAATACTGGGTTGAAGGTAAATTACACCGTACTGATGGTCCTGCTATAGAATATGCTTATGGCTCTAAGGAATACTGGATTGAAGGTAAATTACACCGTACTGATGGTCCTGCTATAGAACGTGCTGATGGTACTAAGGAATACTGGGTTGCAGGTAAATTGCATCGTACTGATGGTCCTGCTATAGAGTATGCTAGTGGTCATAAGGAGTACTGGGTTGAGTATAAGAGACATCGTACTGATGGTCCTGCTATAGAACGTGCTAATGGTACTAAGGAATACTGGATTGAAGGTAAATTACATCGTACTGATGGCCCCGCTATAGAGTATGCTAATGGTACTAAGGAATACTGGATTGAAGGTAAGTTACTGCGCATAGAATACTGGGTTGAAGGTAAAAGACATCGGACTGACGGTCCTGCTATAGAGTATGCTGATGGTTCTAAGCAATACTGGGTTGAAGATAAAAGACATCGTACTGATGGCCCTGCTATAGAGTGGGTTAATGGTTCTAAGGAACACTGGGTTGAAGGCAGACAACATCGTACTGATGATCCTGCTGTAGAACGTGCTGATGGTCATAAGGAATACTGGGTTGAAGGTAAATTACACCGTACTGATGGTCCTGCTATAGAATATGCTTATGGCTCTAAGGAATACTGGGTTGAAGGTAAAAAACATCGTACTGATGGTCCTGCTATAGAGTATGCTAATGGTACTAAGGAATACTGGGTTGAAGGTAAAAAACATCGTACTGATGGCCCTGCTATAGAATATTCTGATGGCTCTAAGGAATACTGGGTTGAAAGCAAGCTTCAACGCAGAGCGTACTGGG